ATCCGTAGCCCTGGGGAGTAAGCTTTCTATATTCTTCCTGCGCTTCAGGATCACCACCATCCACAGAAACTAAGATTTGGTGCTTTGGATTGTTAGCTTGAATTGCTTCAATGCATTGTTTGTAATAATGTGGTCGGTTGTATCCTACGACTAAGATGATCATTTTTTACTCTCCATATTTATAATTTTTTCTTCTGTAAAGACTAATGTTCTCATATCTTCTAAATGGTATTTTATTGCTATTAACTCATTTTCTAATATTGGTTCCCCACTTGGATTGATACCTATACGTTTTGCACTATCAACAATTTCTTGAATGAATGGTTTTGCAACATTACCAGATAAGGACAATGTTGGTTTTTCTAGTATTAAATGTTCTTCATGTTCTATGAATTCCATTGTGTTTATATCGGTGCAGAATAGTCGTTTACCATTTGGAAGTTCTTTAAATATGTATATTGATATTCTGTGTGCATATTCTTCATATTGCATATAAACTTTAAAGTTCATTTTTTACTCCAATGCACGATTGCGAAAATCATGAATAATGGGGTTGCGATGATGCTTCTTTTATTCCAGAAGTGCTGGCCTCTAAAATTATATCCTTCAGTATTTAGAAGGTTGTTTAGCTTTCTGTTAAAAGAAATCTTCTGCGCTCTTCTACAATAACTTGATGATTCTCGAATCATTTCCTTTTCCTTTGTTTGTTGTTGAAAACAATTTACTTAAATATTCCTTGTTGCATCTTTCGAAAATAAAACTTTAAGCAATTTCCACAAAACTGACAGTGAGTTTCAACGCCTTCTTCACTACATGAATGAACCCATTTACCATAGCTGGTTAATTTGCATTGCTCCATAATGTGACGATAGGAAGCATTGCGAATGCACCAATAATCATTTAAAGTTCGGCCTCGACGAACATAATGTTCTCGATGATGCTCAGGGATCGAAGATTCATCATGATATGCCATAAAGGTGAGAACGATTGGGATTTCTCGTTCTGCATACCACATAATAGCTTCTTTGCAGGTTGTTCTGAAGTTCCAGGTGTTTGTTAAGAAGCGCACGAACATAATGTTCTTATGGGCAGTTTTATAGAACTCTTTGTCGAGCATCTGGCGAGGATTTAGTGTTAGGACGACTGGAGCATCGAAAGAGTCGAGTCCAATGGTTAGAGAAGTGTTGTAAAATCTCATTGGGAACTGCTGAGCAACTTTAATAACTTCTTGTATGCTTACGCTACTATCATTTCCATCATTGATCCGATAAACGATTCCTGGCTCTGGGGTTGGTATGTTCGGGAGGTTTTCAGCCAGCGGTTCGAGATAACTTCTTCCGTTTTGAAAGAAACAATCTTTGCATCCGAGAGGGCATTTTTGACTTTGAGGTATGCAACATTTTATACCAGATCCTTGGGTTTTTGGGTTTTCTTTATAGCTCACTTTTTGTTTTCCTCTATTCTATCAAGTTGTTTACTTATTGAGCAAAGATGAATAGCTGTTGCTATCATAAATACTAATAATGTTATTAATATAAATATAAGTAATTGAGTCATTTTGCTCCTTTATTTATAACCAAAATGTGTCATCATTTCTTGGCAGATGCTATGGATTTCGCTTTTTGCATCATTAGAAATATCAAGATTGTTATTTTTAGGTTCACTGAACTCACCAAAAACTGGTCGAGAAATAATCTCACCAATTATTGCTGGTGATGCATCTTCATATCTAAGAAGTTCACACATTGGAGTATTTTCAACAATAAAACTATAAGTGGCGTTCCACATAAGAGCATATTTTGTAACTAACTGTTCTGTTGTTGGTTTGCTTGGTGGTAGGTCTTTGAATAGTATTTGCTCTTGCCGATTAAACAATCGAAGCAAAAGATATGAAGCAATTGTTTCAACTGGATGCTTAATAAGCAGGATCATCCGTGCTTCTGGAAAAACTTCTTTTATCATCGGAGCAAGAAGCGTAAGATGGCTGTTGAACTCAATGGTTGTTTGCATCCGGGTTCTAATGAGTTTCTCCATTACCCTTTCGTCTGTAATCTGTTTGTTGTAAAACTTGAGCGCAATATCATCTAGCATTGGTTTTGGGCGATTCTTGTGCAGGATGTTGTTTGTTTTTAAAAGGTTGATTATTCTTTGTTCCCCACTGAGCGGAGCACCGATAAAAAAGATCATCTCATTTCCTCTATCTTAAGTTTGTTTTTAAAAGTTGCTCTAAAAACCGTCGTTCACATTTTGGGCAACAAAAATTTAAAGTTTTCTTTTTGAGTTTAAATGCTTTCCATTGAAGAAAGGTTTGATTGGAAGTTATTTGGTCTACTCGTTCTTTTCGCTTGCACTGATCGCAGGTCATTTCTAGTATAAGTCGTTCACTCATCAGTCAAAATCCATCAAAATTTTTAGGGGTATTTATAATGTTTAAAAATGGTCAAAAATCGCCACCATTCGATCAAAATCAAACGAAAAACGCTTTAGGCATATAATGGTATTACCTAATTAATTATCGTGTGATTTTGATACTAGTCAGCAGTTTATCCCATAAAGGAAAAATTTTATCCCATGAGAACTTTCGTCCGAACTCAACAATTTGTTTAGTTTGTATGTGGCCAGCTTTTTTATTATGGTAGATTGAATTTAATGCATCTAATATAATTCCCTCTTTAGGAATAGTAACATTTGATAAGTAATATGGCATAAATAATTTAGTCCCATTTACTTCTCTGCCATTTGGCCCAATGTTCTCAGATATTGCTGAACACTGTGTGCCTATAACAGGCGTGCCGCAAGCTTGCGCCTCGATGATCGGAAGTCCAAATCCCTCACCGAGCGAACACTGAAGCAGCACGTCAAACATATTATAAATGAGAGGCATATAACTTTCATCAATGCCGAGTGCATAAGCTTCAGGATCTGCGAAGCTAACCTTATCACTTATGTCAAGCTTCGTTGCTAGTTCTTCAAGCTGGATACCTTCCTGAATCGCCTTTTTACATTGGGTGTGCATATGAAGATGAACATCATCTTTGCCCTCTGCGAATTTTTTAAATGCTTGAATCTGTCCACCAAGATTCTTTCTAATGCTCCCATTTGTAGCAACAATACCGACAATAAAATCATTGGCCTTAAATGGTGTGTTCTCTCGAACCCCTTCGAGAGGTTTATAAATCTCGGTGTCTACTCCATGTGGAATATACACAGAAGGCATTCCAGCCTTTTTCATTAAGGTGTGTGCATGGATGCTCATGGCGACATTCATCGCTGCACCCTCACAAGACTCTTTGAAATTATTTGGTAGGGGTGTGCAATCGACTGGGGCATAAGTAATCACCGGACATGGCATTTCTGTAATCCATCCTTCCGGAAGCATCCAAATATCAAAATGCTGAATCACAAGGTCAGCTTCCCATTCTATTGCCCACTTTCTTGCCCATTGTGCTGAGGTTTCTACTAAGCCTGGGCAAGAAAGAATAGTGATTCCTTCTGCTTCTGTTTTGTTTCCAGCATGACCAGCAATCGCTACTATTGCTACTTCATGATCTTTTTTAAAATGCTTTACGAGGTTTCTCACAACAGTGGCGAAACCTGTGCCAGCATATGGTGGATGGGAATAGATTAAAATTCGCATATTAACCTCTTGAGATTGCTTTATAACAACGGTTGCAAATAGCTACATCAGCTTTTGAACTGAAGGTAACATGATTAAATTCCATAGGCCGATTGCGTTGCGTGACTACGATGTTTCGTGCTTGACCAACAGGAACAAATTTATTGCATCTTTTGCAGCGGAAAGTTTCTCGTTTTATAATCATAGGCTCTTTTTCAATTTTCTCGATATCTTTTTCATCTGTCTCTTTTGTTTCATTTTTTTTAATCATCTAGAGTCCTCCTTTATCTGTGAAAGAAAAGCAGCGAAGCTGTAGCTCATTTCTAATCATTCGTGTTTTAAGTATTGGGTGAAAATTTCCACCTGCATCTTTTGGGTCTTTGACCTTGATTGGTCTTATCAAAATACAGCTATCTTCAAATTTACATTGTTTTGATTTTGTGCATTTTATATCTAATTTAGCAGCCATCAACTACCCTCCATCCATCCCAATTATTATCTGAACAATAGTCCAAGCATTTTTTATAATGCTCACACTGATCACCAAGTTTACATCTTCCTTGGGCATTCTCGATTTTACAATTTGCTGGCTGTGCAACATTCTTTTTAAAGAAACATTCGTCACAACACTTTTCAGGTCCATTGAAGAAGTTACCACAAGCACATTTCTTACTCTTTAAGTAATTTAATCCACTTGGGAATCCATAGTTTCCAGTCATAAGTTTTAGCGTTCTCCAAAGCCTTACCAGAAAGTTTATCAAATTCAATTGAATCTTTTTGGTATAACTCTATCATAGCTTTCGTTATTTCTTTTATATCTGGATTTGCCCACCATCCCATGTGACCACTATCACAAAGGAGAGTATAATTTTTTATCTTAATTCCACCATTACCGCAGGTGTGGGGCATAGCGGAAAAATCTGTTGTTATCACAGGGCATCCTGTTGCTTGTGCTTCTATGATTGGTACTCCAAAACCTTCTCCCATAGAGCAAGACATTAGAACATCAAAAGATTGGTAAATCTTTTTCATATCTTCTTGAGAGAAATCATGTAAAAGGTATCTTTGTTGTTCGGGGATTCGTACATAATCTTGAAGTCCTAAGCTTTCGACAAGATGCTTTATGCCATAAGCACTTCCAATGACTTCAGAGGCAAGAGTATGGAGATAGAAGAAACAATCTTGGGCTTCTGTTATATCTAAAAAGTTCCTGAAAGCTTGGAGTTGTCCTGCAATGTTTTTTCTGATTGTGAGATTTGTTGCTATCATACCAAAAACAAATGAATTTATTGGTAGGCCAAGATTACTTTTAGCCCCATTATTACCTTCTGGTGGTGGGGTATAAAATTCTGTGTCTACACAATGAGGAATATAAGTGTTTGGGAAAAGGTGGTGTTTTTCAAATGCTCTTTGTGCAAATGGACTCATAGCAATATGAAGATAACTGTTCTTGCAACTCTTAATGAAATTTCTTGGCATGCCCTGGCAATCAACAGGATTCATGGTCAGGACCGGAATATCATCTTCTTTAATCCAAGTCTTTGCTATTGCATGAGCATCAAAAAGCTGAATGACTTTATCTGCTTTAAGCTTCCATGCCCAATAGTAAAGGTCATGATAGCTTTCATGAAGTTTTAGTCTGGTTGGGAGAAGCTTGATTGGTCCAATTTGCTGCGGAGAGGCATGATAATCAATAGCGACTATTGAGACTTCAAAGCCACTGTTGATTAGTTGTTCTGCAAGTTGTCTAGTTTGTTGGCCATAACCAGATGGAGAAAAAGGGCTATGTGAATAAATTATAATATGCATCTTATTTCCTCTTTTGTTACTAAAATATTTCCTCGAAAACATTTTATCCTTCATTATATAATACGATTTTTCAAGGTTTTATTGCCGTGTAGGTTTAATTATTTTTAATGTATGTTGCTATTAACAACATACATCAAAATTACTATTTTACTTCTGGCTCTTTTTTGTAGTTTTGAAAATTCCAAATTTATTACAGAAGGCAACAACGTTAGCGATTATCTTTTCCACCAAAGGCCAGTTTTCTTTTACTTCTTTGTCTGTATCAATAACAATTTCACGAATAAGTTCCAGTTTGTCGGCGCCCTTATTTGATTCTGGCAACAGGTCTTCAACTGCTTTTATGGCGGCTATAACTGCCGGGAACAGGCTAAAAACTGCTTTAACTATCTCAATCCAATTCATTTCTTTCTCTCCTTCTCTTACGTCGTTTTAATTTTTTGAGCCACGCATAAAAAACATCGGTGGACCAACTCTTTCTAAAAGTAAAACCTTTTTTCTGTCTTTCCTTTATATGATTCCAGGGTTTCATATTATTATCCCCGGATTATCTTCTGCCCACCGGCAATTTTCGCTCGAATTTTACTTATGAATTTTCGTTTGCGCAACCGTTCCATCAACTCTTCAACCTGTCGGTCGTCG